CACGTCGCTTGTCTTCAAATGCCCAAAATAATTTTCGCGCCGCACAAAGTTTCACATAAGCATAGCGCCATGAACGTTTTTTAAAATTCATAAAAACGTTAGCCATGACTTTCTCATAGTTACTACTCTGCACATATTTATTATAGCGCTGACTGAATACAAAACCGGAACTCAAAAAAGAGCACTGGGTTAAAGGTCCTGGAGGAGCCTCCAACTCCATAACGAAACCTAAATCCCAGGCTTTCTCTTTAAAATTATCGATTCTGTCACTGTCTTCAACAATTGAATCATCACCTAAAGCCTTTAAAGCTAGTTTTTGAGCCTCCTCCAACAATTCCTCGTCGGTATTACAGGAGCTAGCTAAAGCATATAGGTAAATTAAAATCAATGCGCAAGTGTTATCACTTAAAGTATTGAAACTCCCAGAGGGATTTTTTCCAAACTTCAAACAAACATCACCATCAAGATTGATGACCAAGGAACATGAGATTTGACTGTAAAACCAGTCTTTCGCAACCTCAGAACCATAAACGGCGCCATTTCTAACGTCGTAAATTGATCTCTGAATTGCATCACCCAAGCTCGCTTCCATGTGACTGGCATCCCAACATTTAAACTCGTTTGACCCATTACGAGATAAAATTTGAGATAGCTTATCCCATCCACCGTACCACGGATTTAAACCCATGGCACTCCAACTATTAGTTTGACCCAAGTCGAGAAGTTGATCATTTTGCTCACTATAGAGCATAAAACCAACTATGTGGACGATAATATCAGCACACATAAATGTTCGCGTCTTTCGCTTGCTAATATCCTCATTATTATATTTATCAATAACGCGGATTTCTGATTTTGGACTCGTTTGCCAAAAACAATGTTGGTATTGTTCGCCCATAAATTCATACTCGAATTTACCACACTTGAAAATCTGATCAATAACGACACGAAGTAAATTATTACATTCGACGTCATTAATCACGTCACGCTTCGTCTTAAATTTCCGGTTAAAAGGAAAACCGGGCGAGGCGGACAATTCAATTCTAGATATGGCTTCTTCAAAAGTTAGAACCCTACCAATCATGGCAGGTGAATACAATTTACTGAAAACCCGATTGGCTCTATTCCAATCACCCACAATGGGGTTAAAGGGGTAGATCTTCCTAAACTTAGCGAAGTCATTTTCAAGATAAATTTTATTCAACAGAGCGGGGTAATACCCCCCCGGGACTGATATATTGTGAGAAATTGCATATTGTTCGAGTTCAACATTAAAGGTACTTGAGGCGCCCTCATGAATTCCATGAGTCAACTTCCAATCGAAAGTGATCATATCTTCATCGTACCTAATGATTTTTCTTTCCATGAGGGTACCTAATTTAAACTCTTTTGTGATGGCTTCTGGGTGTGGAGAATAACCTTATCTTCATTTCTAAAGGTATGGCATTTATTGGTTGAACCTTTTACATCGATACCTTTATGAACACCAATCACGGTGCCATTTTCAGAATCATAAACGATGCAACCACTATCTCCAGATTGAGTCGTTATATCATAACTCAATTCACCAAGCTTATCATTCCTGCCTTTGACCTGCCCTGATTCACAATAGGGCAATTTGGTTGAGTGATCCACTTTCACTAAAGTAACTCCTTTACGACCAGTATTTAGGTCAGTTACAATAGACTTGTGGCGTGCATAATTCACAAAACACTCATTCAAAAAATCTGGGTCTTCGACAAGAAATATTGCAATATCCCGATCAATCAAGGCTCGCTGATTCGTGATAGGATACAATTTCCGACTTTTAGAGTCGAATAAACCCAAGCATCGACCCTTATTTTCGGTAAACACATGGGCTGCAGTCACAAGATGTTTGCTAATCCAGCAGGCAGTTCCAGTTAACTGGAGCTCCTTAATTGCTTTATTACCAGCCTCATTAAACGCAAAGCGATACTGATTCTGGTGATAATACATTCCTGGGCTTAACTCCATTGGGGGTATATCATCCCAATCTTCAACAACACCTGAAAACATTGTTTCATGTTCAGGGATGTAAACAATTGCAAAAGCATTGCTTCCACTCACTTTTAATTGCGGCTTACTTCCGACTTTAGCTTCGTCCAATTTAACTGGGGCGACCAAAGGGCAAACGTGAGATTCATTCTTTTTAATACTAGAATGAATAAACGTACATCCTTTAACAGGGCACTGTGGTCTACCAGGAACTAACTCAGCCGGACAAGGCACATTAACTTCATCTTTTTTAACTACGACAACTTTGACCTCTTTTTTCTTTTTTGGTGTTGGTAAGACATTTGATTCAGTCTTTTTAGCACCGAACATCAAAAAAGAAATAGCTTTAGATGCCTCAGCATTAGGTTTAATATCGCCAGAAGAAATTAACTCGAATAAATCACTCTTTTCACCTTGGCTCAATGTGATTTTCTCCCAACCTTCTTTTTTACGCAGAACTTCCTTTAACTTGTTTTTAAACGGGTCAAGGGAAGACCACACATCAGGCCGGATAACTTCGATATGTGCTTTAATATACTCAATTGGTAATCGATCCATCAAAATGACAGCTCCAGAGGATTTCAAACGGTTAAACTCTTCGATAGTTTTCGCTTGTCGAACAGTACCATCTTTACTCCTCATGGGAATGCCTTTAAGATTTTTCAATATTTTAACTGGGTCATCATACACAACAAAGTTGGAATTTGCTCTCGCAATATTCGGATCTTCATCGTGCATTCGAATCTTTTCAACACGATCCCTAGGTTTATCAGGGTTAAATTTAACTCTAGTTTTATCTGCTTTATCATATGTACCATGACCCGCCATCTTTCGATCGCGGGCAGCAGAGAACTTCTTTTTAAATTCGTCATCGTATTGTTTCG